CTAGTGAGTATGCTAGGTCGATTAGGTTGTCGGCGGTGAATGCACCATCGACACCAGTTCCACCAGTGATACCTGCACCAGCTGCGGTGACGACACCATTTGGCTCGGCAGTTCCAGTTCCGACTGTTAGGTCGTTGTTCACTGCGTAACCGATAGCGTTACCAGCCTGCTCTGCGATCAAGCTTGAGATGTTGAAGCCAGCGTCAGTTAGTAGCTCGTTGCTTACTGGTACTAGGAAGCTGTACTTGTAAGCGCCAAGGGTGATGCTTGAGTATGTTGGGTCGCTTGCAGAGATGGTTCCAGCAGCAGCGGTTAGAGCTGCGGTGCTGTATGCACCTAGTGTTGGGATGGTTAGGTCTTCACCTGAAGTGGTGTTGATTACATCCGATACCTCTAGCATTGGGCCAGCTAGACGAGCGATGTCGAATACCTCGTCGTAGAAGGTCTTTGGTACGGTGTTGGTGGTTGGTGAAAGCGTACGGCGTGCGAACTCGTGTGAGCGCTCCTCGCCAGTTGCTACTGCACGAAGAATCTCGCTTGCAGAACGCTCCTCTGATACTGAAGGAATGAATCCCTTTGCAGCAGCAGATGCTTCTACCTTGCGCTCCTCGTTGCGCTGTGCGACGTTGATGGTTTCATCAGCCTTCGCAATGTCAGCCTCGATAGCGTTGATTTTGTTTACTTCAGCAGCGTCAAGTCCGCGACCCTCTGATTCAGCGAAGTCAATGACTTCACGAACCTGCATGATGAGGTTGTTGCGGAGTTCCTGCTGAGATTTCATGAACTCAGACATTTAGTCTCCTTGTTAGTTATTTGACAGGGATACAGCGGCGTTGACGCTCAACTGATTACGGCGGAGCTGACTCACAACCGATGCTTCTAGTTTATAGCAAGTGGTGCTATTGCTTTTTTGACAAGGGCTAGTTGACTTATTAAGGATCCTTAAAGAAACCCCGCACTCAACAGTCGGGGGCTGAATGCGGGGCGGGTCTTTATAGCTTATACGTTAAGCAGTTCCTCAATCTCATACCAGCGCTCGTAGGCGTATTTCTTATTGCCTGAGTCGCCTGCATCAAAGTATTCCTCAACTTGTTCGTTGTTGATTGTTCCAACAATCATGTACTCCATGTTGTATCTGCCATCGTAGTCCTTGACGTTTCTATACGCTATGGTCACATCACTGCCTTCGATTTGTATGGTTTCTAGCCCTGTCCAGTTTCTCATTGTGTTTCCTTCCTGAATCGTTTTTTACAGTATGCCCAATTCAACATCACAAAGCAAAAATCTAAGGTTACGGTTTGGTAACAAGAAACCCCCTGGCGAAAGCAGACCAGGGGGAAGAATCTTGTTGCTTGGCGACCCAGATAGGAAAGGGAGACTACCTGATTTCAGTCGGCTTGGTTACACGTGATTCTTTTTTTAGCGCAGATAGTGAAGCGCCATCGACAGCCTCGGACTTTGACCGAGGAGCTTCGTCTAGCTCAACGATGGCTTCAGCCCATGCGTCGGCTAGTGACTTGATTGCACCGCTGGAAGGGTTGCCGGCGATGTCTAGGATTGTCTTTTTGATTTGCTCTTTGCTGGCCATTAGATGCCTTTCATGAGAAGCTCTAGCTTCTTCTTCTTGAGTTCGAGCATTGAAACGTCGCCTGTAACTTCTGGCTCTGATTCTACTGCCTCTGGTTCTGGAGCTAGTGTGTTGATTACTCGCGACAGCATTTCCTGCTCATCGCTTGTGATGTTTAGCCCATCTTCAATCTTTAGTAGTGCGTCAGCCAAAGCGTCAGCGTTTACCTCTGCACGCTCTGCTGTCTTTTCATACTTTCGCACCGATACGGTTCCGGCGGTTGCGGTGTAGGCAGGCCATGCAACTACGCTGACCTCGTGAAGCCTAACGCTCTTTAGCGTGCGCTCTGATCCGTCTGCGCTCCAGGTGTCGCCACCTTGTGGAACTGAGAAGCCAAAGCTCATAGCGTCAACGTCACCGCGCCTTAGAAGCTCTGCTACGTCGCGACCACGTGAAGTGTTTGGCAGCATACCCTCAACCTTTAGGCCTCGGTCATCTTCGCTTAGGGTTAGTGTGCCTGCTCTGGTTGAACCTAGAATCTCGCCTGAGTCGTGGTTCCATAGGAACTTGATGTCGTTGCGAGCGCGTAGTGATCGCTTGAATGCGCCCCTAGCAATCTTCTCGGTGAACGGTAGTGGTTGTGATGGTGACTCAAATAGTGCGGCGTAACCGCTGAAGTGCATACCGTCGCCTTCTTCCCGAACCTCAAATTCGGTAGTGTTGACGCGCTGTTCAATCTGTGACACTTTGTTGCCTTTCATTCGGCCCTCGTTTTCTTGTTCAATTCTAGCAACTACGCCCTCTGCATAAGTTAGCGCTCGCCTTGCTGATGTCTTTGACGGCCCGCTGCCCCATAGTAAATGAGCAACAACACCGGCGCTTGGGTATCCGTCTGCGCCTGGTTTTGCATCTGCGCTATCAAGGTCGTCTAGGTGACGAGCTATCCACGCACGAAGCCTGATCCACTTATCTTCTGAAACTGTGCCACTTGCCATAGCTCTGGCTTCTCGGATTGTTCTAGGAACCAACCCGTCACCGCCAAGCCCTTCTTCGTAGTACTTGAGTCCCTGTCTTGCGGCAGCTCTCATGTAAGCAGGTGGCGCTAGGTTTACTTGTCTAGTTTCTTCTTGGCTTTCACTGGAGCAGACTTCACAGGCTCCGTCACAATCTTCGCAGGGGTCGGTGTTTCGACCTTCTGTGGCTCTGGCTTCTGCTGCTTCGGTGGATTCGTGTTCTGAGGAATCCCTGTTTTGTGCGGTATAAGTGCCACCTGGCTCTAACCCTTCTGCTAGTGATACTGCAATCATTTGGTCGGTTGCAGATTGTTCTGTTTCATGACAGGCAAGTACTTCGCCATCTTCTTTTACGACTGCCCACGCTGGGCAATCTGGAGATTCGTCTGTGATGAAATAAGGCATTAGTCCTGCTTTATACACATAACTTGAAGCAATGAACCAACGGTATCGGAGATAGCCCATAGGTCTGTGCCTGGGTCTAGGTCAATTCTTAGGGTTTCATCTGAATGAATGTGTAGCCCCGTTGTTGTTGAAACTGTAGAATCTCCGATAAATACTTTATCAGATTGCGCGTGTTCTTCGTTGTGAACCCAGATAGTTTGTGGCTGGTTATCTGCCGCGCAAACTTTGGTGGCGGTTGCAGTTCCCAGCGTGAAGTGCTCTGTGTGAATTGGCATTTAGACCTCGTATGCGCTAGTCGGATCTTCTGGGTCAACCTGAGCGATTCCCTGTAGCTGAACGCTCGGTAGTCCGGTGTGTGACATTTCTGGCAAGCCCATAGCTGCTAGAACCTCGGTTGGGTCAAAGCCGGAGATAACTAGCTTCTGCGCCATGCTGACACGCTTGTCAACTGCTGTTAGGTCTGCTGCGTCTAGGTTGACGTTTGCTAGTGGGACTCGAACTGTGTTGGCTGACTCATCTTGGATTGGCTGTAAATCCTCAAGTCTGCGAACGTCGTTGATTGTTAGGAACCCTGAATTCAGTCCGGTTGAGTATGCGCTCATTCGGCTGTTGATGTCTGCGCGTAGTAGACCGTCAAGGTTGAACTTTAGGAACGCAGTATCGCCACCTGGCACTCGGCTCAATAGCGGGGTGAATGCCGTTTCTAGTTTCTGCACGATTGGGCGTAGGCAGTGCGTTACCCATGCGAGGTTGTTCTGCTCGACTGAGGCGTACGAGTTTGTGCCTGGTAGCCCTAGCAGGTGAGGTGGAACGTTGAACGCCCTAGCGACATCTTCAATGGCTAGTCTGCGTGAGTCTAGGAATTGTGCCTTGTCGTTTTCTACTGAGGTTGGAACATACTTTGCGCCACCTGAAATGATGCCGGTCTTGTGCGCTCTGCCCCAGCCTCGGTGTCTAGCGTCAAAGCCTTCTGAGAGTGCCTTGGCTTGCTCGGCGGTTAGGTTGCCTGGGAACTCAATGATTCCAGCGGTCTGTGTACCTGACCCGAAGAACTTAGCTGCGTAGCTTTGAAGCGCAATGGCTAGACCAAAGTTTTCTTTTAGTGCTTCCACGCGGCTAACGCCTCTGATGTGACCTGGTCGAACTACGTCTGGAACGAATACAACCTCGTCGCTTGATAGCATTCGGCTTTCGCCTTCCACTTCAAACATGACGCGCCCTAGTCCGTTACGGCGTATCTGCACCTTGTGAGGGTTTAGAACGTTTAGGTTTACAACTTCGCCAGCGTCGTTTGAGTAGACACGAATAAACGCGTTGCCGTCAAGAAGTAGCGACACAATGATTGCGCCCCAAAAGGCTTCTTTGGTTGTGTCAACGTCAGGGCGTGATACCCATACTGGTCTAGGTCTGAAAGCAAACCTTGATCCGTCTCGTCTGATGAATGTGTCAACTGGTAGCGAGCTGATGGTATCGCTAATTAGCGAAATGGCAGAATAGATTGCGTTTACTTGAAACGCTGTCTCGCTGGTTACGACTGTCGAGCTTAGAGTAGCAGCAGAAATGTCATCGCCTGCACCCCAAATAGTTTGATAGCTGATAGAGCGCTTTGCTCTTAGCCCGTCAAAGATTCCCAAAATTACCGCCTATACAAATACTTGAGGCACTAGCACTTCTTCTAGTCTACCGCTTGCCCTGTCATACGCCATTAGAAGCGCAATGGCTAAGTCTATCTTGAGCTTTGCGTTTCGGTAGTCTTTGGTGATGCGAGCGCCTCGCTGGTTGTCTATCTTTAGAATGCAGTTGTCTAGGTGTCTGCCTAGAGCTGCGTCGCCGTTGTGTCTTAGCTTGCCGTTCATGATTGCTTCGTAAAGCTTGGCTGTGGCTGGAACCGTTCGGCTGACTGTGTTTGGGTACTCAACTACCTGTAGCCCTGCGTCTGCCCATTGATACATCTCGTCTTGCCAGTATGAGGGGTCACAGACAATCTCTCGGCAGTTCGGGTTGGCTAGGAAGTAGTCAATTATTGTTTTGCTTACTTCCGCCTTGTCAACAATCCAAGAGTCGTCATCTAGGGTGAAGTCCTTTTCCCAGCTTGCTACTCGGAAGGTTCGGAATACGTCGCCTTCTTCGCGGGGCATAATTACTGCGACTAGGGCTGTGCTGTCATTCTTCCACGAGCCGTCAAAGCCGAGGATGTATTCATCGGTTGGCAATAGCTCAAACGATTCCTCTAAGCCTTCCCAGGTTCCTGCTGGTAGCCATGCGTTTTTGGCATTAACCCATTGGTTTGTGCGCTTG